AATGTACCTGACCCTGTTGTTCGCACTGGTTTATAAGTTAATGTACCTCCTGAAAACGTAACAACACGTACATCCATATACACTGAAGGACTACTATCAGGCACACAACGTAACGTTTCTCCTGCATTATAAGTAGGAGTAGGCGTACCTGTAATAGCAAATGTTGAGTTAGCTCCACTACTAGCTAAAGCACGAGAAGTAGTGGACGTAGTTAATCCTTTATTCATTGTCCCCATGTTAATCTGCATGGCTTCAATTCTAGGAGAAGACATAAATGAATCAGCTACTACATAGTCTGCTTTAATACTACCTGCTAATAATTCAGTAATTCGTGCTGAGTTTATAAAAGCATCTTGTATATACACACCTATTGGTATATCTACACCATCAATAGTTTCAGCAGAAGTAGTTACTATAAAAGGAGTATTAGCTTGAGCAGGAGAGTTAGTAGCTCCCACTGCGTGATTTGTTGCATTTACTACAGCAAATTTGTCTGCAGCTACAATAAATGCTGACGTAGGCGTACCATTAAGTGCATTAGTATTTGATAGTCCAAACCCTGCAACGTGCTGCCCACCTCCTGCATCAGCACTTGCTATTTTCACCATGTACTGTCCGTTTAAATTACTTACAGACGTAGTGTTATTAGCAATAGGCGTTGCTAAAGAAGAAGCTAATTGAGTGCTAGTAATTGCACCGTTTAACGTTGATAACAATACATTAACATCAGGCTGTAACGTAGCATTAACAGGACCAGCATAACTACCGTCTTCACCTGATACAGAAACATGCCTAACCCAATAATAGTATTGTGTGCTGGCTGAAACAGTTGCATCAACAAACATAGCACCTTCACTTAGCCCTATAAATATAGCGTTAGCACGGTTGTTAGATGTACCGCGAAACACATCTGTATGTGAATGCCCTGCATAATTATTAGGGTAAGTCCAAGAAACTTTAAGCACACCAAACCCTGCAGATATTGCTAAATTAGTAGGTGTTGTAGGTGTTTCTGAATCAGGTATGGGATTAGTTGGTTGGAACCCAACATTTTGTCCTGTTGGATTATTGGGATCAAACGGCATAGATTCTAAATCTTTGGCTAAACCACTTGCTATTAGCTCTCGTAAAGTAATAGCTCTGTCTCTTACATCACCCCGAAAACCATTTCTAACTTCTATAATCTCTTGTAATGCTTCAAGATAACGTTTTAGTTCTGGGCTGGCATCTCGTGGAACCCTACCCAACCCAGGCAATGTAGTTGACCTACCCCCCGAAACATTATGATTTCTTGTGCCGTACTCACTCATGTTGCATTAATCTCCGCAATACTCTGAGACAAACAAACTTCATTAATGTTTACTGCACCTGACACTTCTACTTCCCATTCTGTACCTATTGCACTTGGCAACCGCATCGTAGGAGCCTGTAATGTCACGTTACTAATTCCATTAGGCGTAGATGTTTCCTGAGTAAATACGTTACCCGTTTTAGTTATGTTGTAATCAGCAATAACAGTGCCATCTACCCAGACTCGTATCCGATTCTTTGTACCTGACGCTGGGTAACTATCTGCATGTATATGCACCCATGACATAGACACAGGGTTAGGTGCTACAAACTTTTTACTTTTCCATGTTGCCGTTTGATTTGTTGTGCTGCCCCGATACCTTCGCACGTTGCTTGCAATGATAAGGTCTAACTCCCCATCTTTAGGATTATAGAAGCCTCCACGCACCGCTGCCGAACTGGTTGTTGTAGATATAGCCGCTTCTTGCGCCCGTGGGTCATACACCCAGCCACTTGTTGTAGCATGAAACGCTACATATGTGCCTTCATGCCTAAAGGCTTTGTAGGTTGTAGGAGCAAAATCAGCATTCCACTGTGCAGGGCTAATTAGCCCTTTAGTCACTACACTGCCATCTGTACCTGCAATAGCACACAAACCATCTGGCCCTGCATACAACACATAGTCACCCATATCTACTACACTTTGTTTATTAACACAGGCTTGAGCTAAATCAATTTCTACTGCCACCATTGCTGACGGGTCAGTACCCGTTACAAAGTAAGGCTTACCATCTGTTAAACAAACTATGCCATTACCTGTTGTTGCTATAGCTATAATTTCTTTTTCTAATGTAATACGGTAAGAAATGGGCCATGCATGAGGTAAAAATGGTTCCGATAAACAAAGCCGTCTGCCTGTAAACCCAGCAAACACACCATTTGCTACAGGTATAAGCCCCTGCATAGGACCATCTGGGTATAAAGTAGTGTCATCATCTGGTGGACCTATCCACGTTGTAGAAGGAATAACTTCTTGTAGTTGTGCAGGTTGTAGTTGGTCTGCATACTGAGTATTTGCAATATCAGGAGCTTCATGGACTAACTGAAATGCTGCTTGAGTAGAACCTACTGCACTACGATACAACCGCCACTTAGCAACTTGTGGAAAAGTACCTTGAGTAGAACTTAAAGCGTAGTTTCCTGTAGGTAAAGTACCTCTTGTTACAGTAATTGTCTGTGTGCTAGGAGTAAAAGACGTAGTTGCTGTAACAGCAGAGGGCGGTCCTTCTTCTCCGTAGTTAGAAACAAATGTTAAAACATATGCTACGTCTATAGGAGTAGCATTTGCATCAGCTGTTCCAGACAACGCAATAGAAAGATTTGCTGGTATAGGTATACCTAACCGATAAGCAGTCGTTGGAAAAGGCGCACTACCTGAAGTAATTGCTTGTCGATGAGACATTTTTGGATACGTCTCACCAGACCAATATAAACGATTTAATGTATCTCCAGGGATAGGCCCTTCAACTGCTTTAATATAATCATTGTCCCATTGTAACCATTGATTACCGCCACTATTTTCATAGTAGTAAATTGAGTTTCTTGTACCAGCCGTCAATGTAGCCGTTGTTGTTTCTTCTGTTATTGGCGTAATGCGCCCTGCTTCAAAATCTATATTCTGTGACGTTTGAGCAAATTGTTCCCCTAATAATCGAGCAGAAACAGCAGGAGCTAAACCAGAAAACCGTGTTAATTTATAATAAGTCATTGCTTTTCTATCTTCCCTGTATCAATCAGTATACGTTCTTTTAATGTATGACTAAGATTTAAGGAGCCTACTTCTAATAAAAACAACTCATCTCGTTTTAATTGTATCAAATGTAACCCAGAAAAATACTGACGCACTAACTCTTTTGTTTCGTCAGTCACTGCTTCTAAACTAAAGTTTTCCCCATCTATCTCAATGTTATTCATGCATCCTCCTGATTAGCACTTAACTCTACCACATTTTCGTATATTCCTTTGACGCTCTTTTGCTTTTTTAAGCCGTTCTTTAGCATCTTTTAATTGTACTTTCTCATAAGCATTGTGTAGCACAAAACCTGTCCCTGCTATTGCTACTAAAGAAACGCTAATAAATAAAGCAATCGCCCAGTTAGTTATTTTTTCTTTTCTTTGTTTGCGTCTTATATGTGCTGTTTTTAAAAAGTCTTTATGGTCGCGCTCTGATTGCGCCCGTATTCTCTGAGCTTCATGCCACACATCCGCACAACCAGACATAAGGCAAATATCTTTAATTTGTTGCTCTTGCATTTTAATTTTGCGTCTATGGATACTAAGATCCATTGCCTCTTTGGGGCTGAGAGGTCGCTTTGATTTAGTCTTAGCTTCCCACTTATCTAATTTAGTTGAAGCTGCACCAAATTTAGACAACAAAGATACAGCATCAGAAGCATTTGCTCTGCTTTCTTTAAGTGTAGAAATAGTTGAGTTTATCGCGCTGAGTGCGCTACCAATTGCCGCTAGTTCAGCGAACATGAGGGATTATCCCACGAATTTGCTGGCTATCAGAAGTCCTACCAGAAACGGGTATAATGCATAGACGCTCATTTCTATGCGATTCATGCGCTCTGTCCCACGATCAAGGCGTTCCTCGATATTCTTGTATCTCACCGCACACTCTCTTTCATGGGCTTCTAATTTATCCATGTAAAATTTGCCACCAAGCTCTTTTAGACTCTACCCAAGGTTTACTTAACCAAAGATTATTTTCTAATAGGGCAAGTTTTGCCTTTAAACGACCTCGTTTATCACCTGACGAGCGTTTTATACGTTCTTTTATATCAATAATTTGTTGCTCAGTATTTATCATAACGTTGGTTTAGTATCAGGAAAATCTGAGGTAGTGGGCCAATCTCGCAATGCTTTGCGATAATCAGCCATTTTTGAATAGTCAGGGTGATCCGTTAGCAAAGACAAAGTATCTGTTCTCATTAGTTCTTCGTTACGCCACTCTCTTGCTTCTTGCTCATTTAACTCTTTCGTTTGATCTTCTGATAAACTCTGATCAACTAATTCGCAAGTATGATCTGGATAAGCTGACTTAGCCCAATCTAAATCACCAATTATTTGATTCTCAACACCGTCTTTTACTATTTTAATAATTGTCATTTTTAACCTACGTCTAAAGGAAAAATCATTATAAGACCAGAACCACCAGTACCGCTTACAGCAGACCCAGAGCCAGTTTGACTTTGACAAGCTCCACCACCCCCTCCGATTCCTCCACATTGGGCTGTAGTTGCCACACCATTAGCTGTGGATCTGATGTAACCCATCCCACCACAAAACGGTCCTGCTTGAGTAAATAATGAATAACCGTTAGTATAACTACCCTTTACGTCTCCACCTTTATAGTTTGACAGTGCTAATACTCCTGCGTGAGCACCATACTGCCCTTGTCTCAGATCATTTTGCTGTCCAGCAGCATTAACACCACTTTGATGCGCTATTAACGCAGGGAAAAAATTAACAGACAAATCAGCATTACGGTGATATCCGTACTGAGCACCTTGACCATCATAAAAACTGTAAGCATATGTGCCTTGGCTGTATCCAACAGGACTGCCGCCCATCGCATAAACGGTCTGATTACCTTCTCCGTGACAATTACTACCATACAAATTGACACCGCCACCGCCAGATACTCTGATGGTGGCATCACTTGGATTTGCACCGCCTCCCCCACCAGTATTATTCATAAGGTTGCCACCTGTTGCTGTGCCTCCCCCAGCAGTAGTGTCTTGTACGGCAGTAGACTGAGTTCCTGCTGCACCCCCGTTACCTGTCATAGTAGAAATGCCTGTTCCTGAAAAACTAGAAGCACCTCCGTCATATCCATTGTAAGCACCAACACCGCTTCTATAGTCGCCACCACTACCAATAGTAATCGTGTAGTTTTGAGCCGAAAGACTTAGCCTAGAAACTGCACAACCGCCAGCACCTCCACCTCTGGAATTACGATCTTGATCATAGTAACCACCAACACACGCTCCAGAACCACCAGCACCTATAACATAAACGATTGCTTCCATCGCTACTGGACAAGCCCATGTTTGGCTTACTTGAAAAAACATGGTAGGGAAAGCACCCTGTGAATTATTCCCTCCTAATATTGGCATTAGAGTTCCTCCCAACCAATCGTTGAATCAATGTAAACAACTTGAGTTTTATTTCCTGAAAACAAAGTCCCGTCTGTTGTTCCGCTTTCAAAATTTGAAGAATTTCTTCCAAGAGTAACTGTGCCGCCTCCTCTTGCTTTTACTACAACTGTATCCCCAACAGAAGGACTAGCAGGAAGAGTAATTGTAACTGCACTTGCGCTATTTACAATTAATTGATCACCAGCAACAGCAGTATAAGCTCCTGTCTTAACCGCCCATCCTGTATAAGCACCGCCAGCTGTTGCAAAACTTAAAGCACCACTTCCATTAGTAGAAAGAAATTGACCAGCTGTACCATCACTTACGTTAAGCCTTGCAATGTCTACGCTATTGTCAGCTATAGCAGCAGCAACTACAGCATCATCAGCTATAGCAGCAGCAACTACAGCGTCATCAGCTATTTTAGCTGACGTAATTGCATCATCAGCAATCTTTGAAGTTATAATATCACCGTCAACAATAGAAGCTCGTCCTACTGAGCTTGCTCCCATTACTCCTGCTTTAACTTTAGTTAGAGCCATTCATCAACT